GCTGTCCCACCATTCTTTCAAATCGGCGCTCAAGCGTCCATTTTTTGACAGCTTGGCGATTGCTCGCGTCATTTTGGTTCGGTTCATCTTTTTGATTACCTCCCCCTTTCTGGGGCCCGCAGGGATTTCATAATCAAATTCTTTTTTGAGATTCAACTCAACAACTTCACGGTCTTCTGTGTATTGTCCCCCTCCACGAAGGCGCTGTTTTACCTGTTTAACAGTTTTCGAAGAAAAATCAGGAACCCAATCCTCTTGCTTTAGTGCCCCAACTATTTCCAAAAGCTTTGAAGCATCTCGGGAGCCCAGCGAGATAACCTTGCGCATCGCTCCATCAAACAAGCCATCAAATTCTGTTTGAATCTTGTTGCCGTTTTCAGCGAAATATTCATACATTCTATTGATAGGATCTTCTGAAATTTCATCCACACGGGGTAACGTGGGACTATCATTTTTCAACAATTCCCCTTCTCTTAAATTTGCAAACCACTTCTCAATAGCAATACTCATTAGATTATCACCTCTTGCTGTAAATAGTCAACTTTTGGCTAATTATCTACAATAATCATCCTCTAATCTCACCACATCGTCCAGTTCTGGGGTGCTGACCTCAATTAATTCCACATTGGCTTCATTGGCGCCAAACCTATGAACTTGTCCCGGCTGAATGTGGATCGTATCACCCGATAGAAATCTTTTTATTTCCCCTGTTTCGTCTGAATAATACAAAACACCTTTCAAGACAAAAATTGTTTCTTCTTTTACCTCATGGTATTGCTTCGAAAGACGATGTCCCGCTTTGATAAACAAAAGCTTTCCAACGTATTTGTCAGTTTTGGCCCACAAAAGTTCGTAGCCCCATGGCTTTTCAATTTTAGATGCCTTCACATCAGCCCAGTCTTTATTCATATTACCTCCAAAGTAATTGTATCAATGCTATCACGAACGCCAACATAACACAAGTCATAGTTTTAACAGTAAACATGCTTTCGTGTAAAAAATGCCACGTTAACGCTGGAAATGTCAAATATGACAAAGCAAACATTAAAAAGCGGGGGCCCCAAATTTCCCCCATCTCTGCATATGCCATTTGTATACCCGCCCAAAAACACAAACCAGCGGGAAACGAAAAAACCACTAAAGCCAAAAATGGGCGGTCCTTCCACCAATCCCAAACAAATTGAGAATTCAAGTGAAACCACCCAAAAGTTTGACCAACCACGAATAACAAACATGCAAGAAAAAGTTTAAAAGTTGGCAATGATCATCTCCACGCATTCTTTGTGATCCGTTGTAATACGCCCACGCATGTCCACCATCTTTATATTAAATTCTTTGTAGAGCTTATATAAATGAGGATGTGTCTTGTAGACAATTACCAATTTTTCACCGCTTTCACTCGCCCTCTTGTTTAACTCTCGATGGTTAAATGTAGTCATATCGCATCCCTTGCTTTTGCCTTGCTCAAATAAATTAAAACTAAACTTACCAGCTGGGATCATCCAATAGTCCGATTGCGAGTTTGAGTCCAGCACACTCAGCGGTTCGTCAGTTTGATCCCACAAGGGATAGAAATTGTCTTCTTTAAAGTTTCGCAAATGCCCTAATGCAAGAGAATTAAAGGCACCTCTATCTATTTTCCCAGCAGATGCACTACCAAGATTCGAGCACCTATTCAAAAGGAAAAACAAAGCACTTCGCATGAAGGGATTGCCCATCTGCGCCCAAGATTGCTGGAGAAAATAAAACAACTCTGAATCAATCTGAGGGTGGAACTCTTGGGCCGCTGCCGCCACAGATATGCTGTCCTCCTTTAAGCACTTCCAGAATTCATATACAGGATATTTGTTTGTATGAGATACCACCTTGCTGCCAGCACGCGCAAGGGATAGCTCCATTGTGGCGCCATACAACAACAAGGTGCTCACTGTCGAGCTAGCTGGAATCATGCGCCTAAGTGCGGCAGCACTTTTGAATTCTACCGTGTCTTTAAGGGGCGATTTCATCGTTTTGTAAGCCTTTGAGAGCTTCCATTTCAGGATCGGCATCAATAACTGGGTGTCCAATTGAGGCAGACTGCACTCGATACGCTACGTAAGAAGCAATTATTTCGCTAACATCTCGAAGGGTATGATCGATATCAGCCAACTCTTTTCTAATTTCATCAATTTGCTTCATAGTAAACAAGGACATAAGTTCTTTATTGGCCCTAGCTTCCTCAAGGTTTATGTTCTCAATCTTTAACAAAGATTGAGAAAGAAGCCTTTCTACTTCTTTCTCCAAATCATCCATATCAATTGAATATTGAATATTTATTCGTGTCATTTCATCCTCTTAATAAAGTTTTTTTTGTTCTTAGCAACTTTGAGGAGATATCGCTTACACTCCCCACAACCACTATTTGCTCACCCGCAGATAACACTATTGATGTAAAACTGTGACCAGAATCAAGATCCTTTACGAGAGAATGATACCTATTTTTCTCTCTGTAGTTGAAATTCTCCTCCATTGTAACCACCTGCGAAGGATTAATCCAGACTTCCTTCAAAAAATAACATCTCTCAACAGACGTGCCCCCGGTTGAGCAAACTTTTCTTAGTTTAACTAACATAAATATGCTCACTATAAACTGCCCACTGTCCTCCACGGGCGAAAACTCTTACCCATTGATTCTTCTCCTTAGAGCCAAATGGTGGGGTTACTTCCCCAACAAACAGGCCGATTAGGGGCTTCTCCGTGCGAAAATTATATTTAAACCCCTCCGACCATAAAAAAACAGCCTGCGGAATATGAACTAAATCCCCCACCTTCATTATTCGCCTCCAGTCTGAATAATACCATAGTTTGTAGTTATCAGCGTTCCAGCGCAACTTACAGCATTTTGAAGAGCTGAGCGGGTCACCTTTACTGGGTCGATAATTCCTTTTTCATACAAATCGACCATTTCATTGTTGCGAAAATCCCAACCTTCACCATGATTTGCTGCAAGAACGTCTCGAATAACAATATCTGGAGAGATTCCTGAATTTTCCGCCATCTGTCTAATTGGTGCCCGACAAGCAGCCTGCATGATGCCGGTTGCCATAGCTTGATCGTCGCTATCGGTTGTAATCACAATTGTCTCGCTAGCTCTTAAAAGAGCAGTCCCTCCACCTCCGATGATCCCCTCAGATTGTGCAGAGCGCACGGCTTGAAGGGCATCTTCGATGCGATGCTTCTTTTCTGTTCTCTCGACCTCGGTGGAGCCGCCAACATTGATTACAGCCACCCCAGAAGACAAGCGAACAATCCTATCCTGGATAGTCTCGCACAGCGCCAAGGAAGATGTTTGTTTGATTAGACTTTTGAGTTGCTCGATCTGCTTTTCAATCAATTGCTGCTCCCCCTTGCCCCCAACAAACAAAGAAGTATATTTAGTGCTTTCTATAAACTTGGCCACCCCCAAGGCCTCCATCTTGACATCTTGAATTTTAGTTCCACTTTCGCGGGTAATAAACGTAGCCCCCACCGAAAGAGCCAAGTCACTGAGCGTGTTTCTTCTTTCATCGCCATAACGAGGTGCCTTGATGGCAGCTACTTTCATGGTTCCTCTTACCGTGTTCATGATTATAGCAGCAAGAGCCTGGCCCTCGATGTCATCGGCCACTATCACAAGTGGCCTGCTTTCTCTACAAATTTTCTCCAAAAGAGGAAGAATCTGTTCTACCGTGGTGATCTTATGATCGGTCACCAAAATTAGAGGCTCCTCATAATACATTACAGCTCGACGTTCATCATTCACAAAAGCAGAGGCACTATACCCGGCATCCACCTTAAAACCTTCTGTAACATCAAGAGATGTCTCCAAAGAGCGGGAATCTTCAATGGTAAGAGAGCCATCCTGCCCCACTCGCTCAATGGCCGTAGAGATCAATTCCCCTATAGAAGGATCGTTGTTTGCCGAAATAGTAGCAATGTGTTTGACCTGCTCAATCGTAGTGATCGGGGAAGCCATCTCTTTAAGCTTTGCCACGACTTGTTCTGCACAAAGGCTCAGACCGCGCTGCAATTCCGTAGGTGGCACCCCAGCTGAAATAAGTTTTTGTGACTCCTTAAGGATGGCTCTAGCCACCACTGTGGCTGTCGTTGTTCCATCTCCAGCATCAGAATTGGTTTGAATTGCAGCCTCTTTAATGACCTGCGCACCAGCATTTTCAAAGGGATCTTCCAGTGCTACAAAGTGAGCTACTGTTACCCCATCTTTTGTAATAAAAGGTTTTTCCCCGTGCTCCTTCAGTAGCACATTCCTACCTCGGGGGCCCAAAGTTGACGCAACGTTGTCCGCTAGTTTGTCGGCTCCGTTGACGATTTTACCTCTAAGGGCATCACCACTCTCATATACTCTACGCATTAAATCTCCTTTTGATATAAATAATATCTGAATCTTAATTTTTTGTCAAGATATTTTTGCACTAATTGAAATGAATCAAATTATCTCATCTGCAATGCCATACTCAACGGCTTCTTCAGCAGTTAAATAAATGTTGATTTTCTTCTCCAACATTTCTTTTAATTGTCGTTTGGTCATTTTTGTTTCTTCAACCAATCGCTCTATATACATTTCTTGAAGAAGCACAGTTGCCGCCATCTCGTTCACCATGTCATGGAGGGCTCCCTGGTTGCCCCCCACCACTGAGTGTATCATCACGCGGCAATTGCGACCAATCTTTCTCTTACCGTGAGTCCCCCCGGCAAGAATGAGAACTCCTGCTGACATGACTTTACCCATACCAATGACACTTATGTCGGTGTTCTTTTGCACTATCTTCATCATGTCGTATAAAGCAAACATATCATCTGCCGAACCACCATATGTGGAAAGATAAAATTGTATGTCCTTTTTGCTTTTTTCGTTTTTATTCATCTCATTCATATAAAGCATCGCATGAATAATTTCAGCAATCTTTTCTTCTTCAATGGTTGAAAAAAGCCCCACCACCCTCAGCTCAGGCTCAACTTCAGAACTTCGCTGTAGGTTTCGAGCATCCCTGCATAATCTCTCTTTCAGTTGCTTAATCATTGTAACTCCTTTTTGTTATAAAACGTCATTGCACTCTCCCAATCCTTGAATTCAACGATTTCTTTAAATACCTTACCGTGAGAAGTAATGATTTGCCCTACAAATTCAGTTTTCATTTTGTTAATCGTGCCCTCAGAACGAGCTAAGAAGTCAAGAATATTTTGATTACTGTCGCCCGCCTTTCTCATTGCATAAACACGAAGCTTTTGCGATTGAGTATGGTGTTCAATCGCAAAAAGGGCCATTTTCAGAGCGCACCTTTGCGACTCCTTAAGGAGCATAATGCTTATGCGTGTTGATTTTAAAAAATAGAACACTTGACAAGTCACAAATCCGAAAACAAAAACCAACAAATAAAGCAACCAAGCGTATCCCATGCCCACTCCCTAAAGAAAATAACCACTGATTTTACTCAGTGGTTATATTGTAACGGATAGCCAAACAAAAGTCAATACTTTTTTTTTTACTTCTGTGTCAGACGCTTAAAGATTCTCTCTGTGAGTTCGTTTGTCATTCTTTCTTTCTTCTTTCTACCAACAAGGCGTCTCTCCACTCGTTTGGAGACTCGCTCTGCAATCATCGCCTTTCTCTTTTCCTCTTGAAGTCGTCTTGCCACTCTCATTGCCACTCTATTCACCAATTTTTCTTGAAGTGCTTCTTCGTCTTCCACTTCAATATCCATATCTAAACCAGCATCAGGAGCCGGCTCTGCCTCGGGACCACCAAGCATGTCACCCCCTTCTGGGTCCTCGGCATCATCAATCTCAATTTCTTCATCTCCCGCCAGATCAACTTCAGTTTCAACTTCCTCACCCGTCACTTCCTCCAGAGCACCCTCCAGAGCAGACATAAAATCATCAACCGACACCATCATGCCACCATCACCCACATCATCAATTGGCTCATCCATGGGGGGAGCAGGATCGGGCTCGGGTGGCATCTCCAATTCGGCATCAATCGCCTCAACGCCATCGCCATCGAGGTCCATTTCGGCGTCAATGTCAATTTCTTCATCATCGCGGGCACCAGGAGGGCCATAACCCATCTCGTTCATTCTTCTATCACTAAGGGGTGTAACCTTAGCGAGCTTCATAAATCGGCGGATTTCCGATTCCTCTAAAAGTGTTTTACGCTTGCGAGCCATTCTTGTTCTCCTTTGATGACAAAACTCACCTGTAAATAGTCCCTCTTTTACATAAAGACCCTAAAAAGTGGCCCTACTGTTCAACAATCTTTTTTTGAGTTTAGTCAGCGCACACGCTTCAATCTGTTTTACACGAGAAAACGATATCCCAAGCCTCTGTGCTACCTCTCTCAAAGTCATACGTCCATTTTCATGAACCGATACCAAAGTGCAATTGAGTTCGTCTGAATAATCTATCCAATGTTTGCACGCACGCTTTAAACAGGCACTACTCTCCTGCATACACAAGCGAGAGCACGGCAATAAACCATCATTAATAACACTTTTCATAATAATGGGTGCTCCCCTTCGATAATGTCAAAAAGCTCCTCAATGTCGCAATCAGAAAGTGGGTTAAAATCCTTCATTGTTTGTTCTCCTTTTTCTTGAAGTTTTCTTTTTTGTGCTTTTCTATTTTTTGAACTTTTAGAAATCTCACTCACATACTCAACTATCCTTGAGTCCCCCTCAATCATGCCGGTAATAACATGACGAAAGAGGGCCGACTGAGATACCTCCATATGCCTTAGAACCAAAATTAATTTAGCATGCCTATGGTCGCTCTCCGTTATGACGATCCTCTTTGCATTGTCCCCATAACTCTCCCATTCCATACGCCTACCATCTCCTCTCTGCAATGTGCGCTTTGCTTTCGTTTAGACCAGAAGAAGTTTGTAAAACAAATTCAGCCTTATTTTGCAAATCAAGCAAACTAACAGCCCCAGAGTAACTAAACCCAGAACGAATTCCTTTTTCAAGGTCACACAGAATAGGAGACACCCCCCCTCGGTATGGAACCCTGGTAGCTACTCCTTCGTAAGAACTATAACTTCCGCGCCAAGTAATTTGAGCTTCTTTACTTGCCATTCCACGATAAGTCTTCCATCTCGAACCATCATTGTCTACGAACACCTTTCCTGGCGTCTCACTAGTGCCCCCCAACAGCGAGCCACACATAACTGCATCAGCTCCTGCCGCCAAGGCTTTTACAATGTCGCCTGAATTGCGAATACCTCCATCAGCTATAATCTTCACGTCTCGATCAGTTTTGGCGCACTCCATAATGGTTTGCAAGCCAGGCATTCCATGACCAGTCTGAATGCGAGTTGAGCAAATTGAACCCCCTCCGATATTACACCGAACAGAATTTGCCCCCCAATCAGACAAATGATTAATACCACTCAGAGAAGCTACATTTCCAGCCATGATGTGTAAATCATCACCAAATTCCTCCCTCAACGTCCTCAGGGCGTCTCTCATTAAGACATGGTGCCCGTGTGCTACATCAACACAAAGAAGATCCACACCTTTACGTATCAGCTCTTGTGCTCGCTCAAGATAATCACCCGAAACCCCCACAGCTGCACCAACGATAGAAAAGGGAGAACGCTGTTTGATAGAGCTAATGATCGAAGATTGCTGCTCAATCGCGTTATATCTATGAATAATCCCCAGACACCCAAGCTCCGACATAGCTCTTGCCATTTCGCCCTCTGTAACTGTATCCATCGGACTAGATATAATCGGAACCTGTAATTTCAATCCCAACCCTAGCTCAGATGAAATATCTATTTCTCCTCTACTTTTAATGGAAGAATATTGAGGCTTCAATAATACATCATCGTATGTCAAGGCCCTTTCAAACATTATTTTCCCCTGCTGGCTTGAGACTTGCGATAGGTGGGGGAACGCTCCATTAATTCTTTTTCTCCTATTGTTTTCTCAGGAATGTCTTCCTGAGGGTCGTTTGGGGTGGGGGATTCCGGTTGTGTTGGGTGGAAATACTGCCGTAAAGAACTAAACGCACCTTCATACTCACTCAAAAGCTTGGAGTGTTTGATGATTTCCTCTACCGCTGTAGAGTGATCGGGAACCATTGTCGGGTTGTTCAAATAGTATTCAATAACCGCCAAAGACTCTAGCGCTTTTCCCCTCAATTGTGCCTGAGCGGCGTTATAAATTTTAATATTCATTTTGATTTTTCTCCTTATTGATAAATGAATTAATATCCCCCACATGATACCACTTTTTAGGGTGGGGCTCCGAAGGGTCTGGAATGATTTTTACTTTTGGCCTCTTTTCGCCCACAAGAACTGTGCAAATGGTGGGGACCCCCTCAAACCCTATAACCTTCTGAATTCCAGGCTGATCATCGATATTGAATGCAAAAAAATACACATCCTTGTGTTTTTCAGCCAAATCAATATAATCTCTCTGTAGGGCATGACAGTAGTGACACCTCACACTATAAAACTTTACAACAAAAAGAGCTGGTTGGGGGGAAGAAATCTTCCCATTCAAAATTTGACTTAAGCTTTTTTTGGTCAATCTCTCAACTTTCTTCAACTTTTCTACCCCCCTTGTTCGAGTCTTTCAGCATAGCACGATCAGCTTCTTTGGTAGATAATCCAAGAGATTTCATCACTTTCCTCACCTCATCTGTAATCTCATCAACTGGCTCAATCTCCCATAGATCATGAACTTGTGCTTGAGATAGTGGTTTATTTTGCGATTTCATTTATCACCTCCTGGGTTTTTTGAATGCATTCAGGGCAAAATAATCTTACTACTTCTTTCCTTTGAACAACCCTCCACGTTAAAGACATATTTTTATCTTTTTTATCAAAGTTTTTTTGACACACGTTACATTCGCTAGGCATCTCGCCAAACAATTTAACCTTATCAGCCATCAACTGTGTGGGGTCTTTCTTTTTTCTTCTTTTTTCTGCCGCTCTACGCTGTTTTCTATTCATCGAATATGAATCACTCCTATCCGTGGAAAGTTATAAAGATTTTTTTTAAACACCACCACGGCGGAAGGAAAAGGAGCGCTATTCTCCCCATTACCGAACTTCAATCTTCCCTTGACAAAGTAAATTGCCTCCCCCTTCATCACATAATCGTGCCAATATCTAGTATCAGTTCTAGCTGGTATCAGTGCAATAACAGTGGTGCCATCAGTTTGGGATTCCTCATAAGCCTTCTTAAGCCAATCTTTAATTGCTCTCCCATAGGGAGGGTTCATGAAGACATTATGACCAGACCAGTCCTGACTGAGTCCATCGTCTTTTTCGGTGAAATGATTCTTCACTTTATAATTTGAACTATTACTGCAAGGATCTAAGGTAAACACCCCAAACTGTTCCTGAAGTTGATCGAAGAAATGTTGTGGTGTCGCCCAATCATTCGATTTAGAACTGAACATTACACCTTTTGTTTTTTCATCCATCAGGCACCCCCCTTATTGTCGGTAAAGATTTCACACCGCTTATTGGGGCTAATTACTCCTGTCGGATACTCAGAGGCAAGCTCGCGCCCCTCCCGAAAAACAACCCGAACACGAGGAAAATCCACGATATCGCAAATAATATACTGCATATTGGAGGTCTTTTCCGCGAAAGAACCTGCATCAAAAGAGCGGCCAGTCCCCAACATATTAGAAGGCATAAACTTGCATCCTCCGCGAGTAAAACTCTTTGCGTCATAAAGGACATCTTCATTGTGTCGACTTACGTGATCGTGACCCTTACAGCCCTTAACGTGCTTAAGTTCAGGAAACCAATGTTCCAACTGAACTTCCAGTAAATGAGAGGCAACCCTCCCATCTCGATAAATCTCCTTCAGACTACTCTCGGAAAGATTGCCAAAAGAAAATTGCCCCGACAAATCAAACTCATAAACGCGCCTTGAATCTACTTCATGCATCTGTGCTCCCCAGGGCTCCATCACCCCTATCGCTAATGGTGATAGGGTATTCATACAACGCAGAAGTATTGTTCTCAATCGCACGGAAATGCACCACCGGAACAAGAACCAACTGAGCAATCTTGCTCCCAACACTGAGGTGTTGGGCTTTTGTGCCAACATTGTGCAAATTGATGAAAATCTCCCCATCATACCCAGAATCGATTACGCAAGCACCAACCAGAAGGCTACGCTTAGCCGCTACGCTAGAGCGGTTTTTAACCTCCAACATATAGCCATGCGGGACCCCGAATTTCAAGCCAGTGCCAAGAACGACGGATTCTCCAGGTGCGATGGTCACGCTATCGCCGCCATCAGATGCAGGACTCCAAAAAACATCCAAACCTGCATCCGATGGGTTGGCCCGCTTAGGGTGGTGCACATCAAGGTGCGTTCTTGTATACTCAAGAATCATTGTTTGCCTCATCTTTGTGAGAAAAGAGATTGTAATTTTCAACCACTTCGTCAATGTCAATGTTGTTCTTGAAAAGACGATATGCTTTTACAGCGGCTCGAATCTCATCTGTGTTGAGCCAGCCATTATCGCGAAATTCATCTCGCAAGTCACGCTTTTGTTCTTTGTATACCTCCATCTCCTCCTCAATTGCCATGAGGGAAGTAATATATGCTTTAACATAACGCTTTTTTTCTTCATGAGTATTGGCCATGTAGCCTCCTTGTATTATGAAAATAATATAACATATAAAAATTTGATTGTCAAATGAATCTTGGTGAACCTGAAAAATGGAAACTCTCTATGGATTTTGGAAGGTTTTCGCAAAGAAATTCCTTCATTTCCCCCTCTCCATTAAAATTCAAAGCTGGGCTATCGACACCCCACTCCCCTACTTCCCTCAAGACATCCATCTTATTAAAGACAACCTTGTTGACCCCATTCATCTGAATGGCGCGCTCCAACTCTTTAAAATTGAGCCAATTACACTGTCTTACTCGCCCAGTGGTGGCCCCAAACTCTTGGCCGACCTCCTGAATTCTTTCAAACACGCGACCTGGGGGTTGGAATTCTCTTTTGCCCACATATGTTTCATAGATTTTCGCGACCCCCCAAACATCACGCAAAGAGCGGGGGTTTACACCGCTCAAGAGGGCAGCAGCCGTGCCGCAATGGCTAGACGTTACAAAGGGGTATTCACCCCAATCTGGATCAAGCCAAAAACCCTGAGCGCCCTCCATCAGTATGGTGGCGCCCGTCTTACTATAAAATTCCTCTCTCACATCAATTAAAAATGGCCTAAGAAACTCCACCTCGGAAGCTCGCACACCACATCGAGCATACTTGTCTCGATACGCTGGGCCATTTCCAGTCTTAGTGGTTCCAATTTCCTCATCCCTGGAGTCTTCTTTGACGTGCGCTTCTGTAATAATGTGAGCATTATGAGCAATCTTGAGGGTCCCTGCAAGATGGATACCTCGGTCGCTCAACTCCACAATCTCACCATATAACTTTTCTACATCCACCACGCAGCCGGGACCAATGATAGAAGTAATTCCAAAAAACACACCGGCAGGAATATGGTGAGTTACAAATTTCTCCCCCTCATGATAAATTGTGTGCCCTGCGTTGCAGCCACCATTAAATCGCATGCAGTGGGTGTAGTTTCCATCCCTCAACAAGTGGTGGGTAACTTTACCTTTCCCCTCATCACCTTTTTGAATTCCAATAACGACATCTGTAATCAAAATTTCTCCTATTTTAATTTGATTTGAAATAGTTGCTCTATAAACTGTTTTATTAAACTATCTTTAGATTGCTCAGAATCAGTTTCGGAGAACAAATAATTATAACTTCTCATCTCTCTGTCTATCTTTTTCTCGATATCCAGCAACTCTCCACGCATCCATTCCACTTGTTCTGTATAGTTTGCAGGGAGAGGTATTTTTAGCTTTTCAGCATAGTCTACTAAGACAAAATACTTCCTTTCTTCTAAAGCACTTCTAGCCTTAGTGAACATATCTAACATATCACTTTTCTCCGAAGATGTCAAGTTTTGGTTATTTAATTTATCCGGATGTATAACAACGGCAAGCCTCTTGAACAGCTTAGAAAAACTTGTATGAATTTTTTGTTCGTTTATACATGAAAAACCCTCAGGAACTTCTCGCGCTAAGCTTCCCAGAGGTATCATTTCTGTGGAGTCGGGGCTTCTTCCAATTTCGGGAAGCCCCGACTCCTGTATCCCATATGCCGCCCTAATTCTTTCGGCATGTTCCTTGTTTAATTCAACTATATCGATCCCACGATTTCGACAGAATCCCTCATAGTAATCCTGAAACTCTGGGGCTGTTAGTTTTGAAATCTCTTTTACGATTTCCAGCTCCCTGTGGGCATGCCTTAATTTATTTATTGCTTTGCGCCATTTAAGTTTAATAGTTTTGGACACATCTCTCACCCCAATAGTCGAAAAGAACGCCCAACAGCACGAGTGGAAAAACCCCACTGTTCGCTATGTTGCAAACGGGCCATATAAGGACGATTTAAATAAATACGATCCTTTTCCGGTTTAACACCCCAACATCTAATCTTTGTGCTCTGGTTATTGGAGTCTATCACCTCTACAATCCAATATAGCTTTCCATTTTTAGTCTTTTTGGCTACAATCTTTCTTGGAATGAACCAACACAACAATAAGTCAGGATCAAATTCGGAAATAGGAGGGACACCCTTGCTATCCAGTTTTTCAATAGTCTGCTCACTAATCACCAGATTAAGAGGGAACACCCCAGTCAACTCTGTTTTGAATTGAATTATTTCTTCCTCTGTAAAATCACCTTCCGGAGCGTATGTTTTCATATTGTTAGCTAGTTTTTTTAAGCTCTTTGGGCGATCCACAATGCAAGCAGACCAAAAGTGTTTCCTGCCAGTGAATCTATCATCTATTATTCCATCAAGAGCGCC